GAGTGACAACTACGCTATTGGCTAACAAAGTCGCAGGTGGAAATGCAAAGGTAGACCATACGCCATTGTTTGTGAGGGCGGTTGCTAAGGTGCCACGTAAGGTGCTTATTGCAGCCATTAGCCCACCAATGATGCGGGTGCAGCGTAAGGCTGGATGAGACCTCTGACAAGATTTATCAGTTGGTAACCCATTTTATAGGGGCTAGCACTTATCCCATCCATGCCTACGCTCCCAGTCTGCTGCGTTTGTCTAGCCTGCCAGATTTGCGTGGCCAGGATCATCGCCGCTTCTCTTATTGCTGGGGTGCTCGCATAAGCCTGGGTTTTGTGATCTGGGCCTGTGGCCACTCCGTAAGGTAACACTTTATGGAAATTTTGGTCTGTGCCGTTTTTAGTGTATTGAACAAATGAATATCCGTTAGGGTAATTAGTTTGTCCATACTGATACATAAATACTGGGATTAAATTAGTTGAACCAGTGCTAGGTGGTATTGTGCCAGTAATTGTAACTGTGCCATTAAATGAAGCTCCACATCCACTTACTGTAATTGTTTGACCTGCTACAAACGCATTAGGGTTAGCGAGCATAAGTGTATTCACATTATTGCTGCGAGCGGTTCCTACTACTGGAGCAGTGTTAAACCAAAGATATTGATTAAGTAAATCCTCTGCGCTTTGGCAAACTTCTTCTACTGTTGCATCGGTATACAAAGTGCCTATACCCAAATTTGTGCGTAGCTCTTGCTGGGTCACATAAACTGCTGGCATTGTATTCCTCTCTTAAAAAACTCCCCCAGGGCTAGGGCTACTAAACCCCAGGGGATTACTTATTGGTTAATCGGTCTTATCAGGTCTTCTTGTACTTGATAATTCCGTTAGGCATTTTGGCGATTGTTGCCATATATCCGTAAATTGCTACCTGTACTTGTAGGTTTGATACTACGTTTACAGACATATATGCCTGTGGTGAGCGATATACAGTAAATGCTTCTGGTGCAAGAATTACGGCAGAATCATCATCGAATGTAGTTGCTGAGAAGTTCTTGTCTACGTATAAATCAAGTCCTAATACTGAACCACGGATTGATTGTGGGCCAACTTGTCCAGCTGCGTTCATAGGTTGTAGCGCATTGAATACTGGGCGTTTTGTTGTATCTTGTGCACCAATTAGCGCACCCCATTGTGCTGGGTTAGCGATGTAATTCTGTGCAAAGTAACCTGTGTTTGAGTAGATAGTACGTGCACCTTCTGTTGTAAATGCAACGATACCATCTAGATCAGCAGATGTGTTTGTACCATTCATACCAGCTGCGAGTAATGCAGTTAATACTGTGGTGTCGATTGTCTTCAAATAAGCTAGAGAGAGTTGATTTGTCAACTCCTCATAAAATCCAGGATACCCGCTGCGCTCTAGGAGTTCAACTGATAGCGTGTTCATTCCAGAATACTTGGATACAGTTCCTGAAAGATACTGGCTGACCATATCTGTATTTGACACTGCGCCGCCTTCGGCTTCTACAGTTACAGTTGGTGCTACACCAGTTCCACCACCACTTGAAGTAACAAGTGAAGGGATATTGATTGTAAGACCAGTTGGGGGCAAAGTTCCCTGGCTGCAAGCATCAATAGCAGGTGTACCAAAGCGTGTATTAGTTACAAACTCTGTTAGATATTGTGTTGGATTAAATCCTAATCCGTTATTAGCAAAATCATCAGCAGCTGCAATAAATAACTTTGAGTCATCGTTGCCTAGTGCTGCTTTAATTTTATGCTCTGTGTATCCACCCATTGATTGAATAGGTGTACGCACTTTTGTAGAAATATATGGTGCTGTGATTGTTGGGCGAGCAGCTTCTACTGTAGGAGTAGCAGCCTCTGCCTTTGCTTCTTGTGGCGCTGTTGCTAAATCTTCCACAGGAGCCTCGCTTTCTGTTGTTTGGTTTGTGTCCTCTGCTTCGCTTTCGCTTGCAGCAACTTTAGTTACTTGTGCAGCACTGAATGCTGGTGACTCGACCAGACTTACTTCTCTTAGTGTTGCGCTGGTTACATATAGATAATCTTTTTTCTGAATTGACTTGTTTACATCTACGCCTACTGACAAGCCATCGATTAATTGCTCACTTGCAAGTATTAAAGCATCTTGCCCTTGCATAGAGTTGCTAATTTTAAATGATGCGTAAATGCCATCTTCTGCTTCTTTGTAGCTTGACTGCATTCTTCCGATTGGTTTTTCTGGGCGGTGCTGCATAAGCATTTTTACCTTGCCTGGATCACCGATCTCGATTGAGCCTTTAGCAAAGACCACTTTACCGACTGAAGTATTACCGACTTCTTCAAATGGCACAATTTTGCCAGCGATTATTCTGCGCTCGGTATCGGCAGCTTCTATATGGCTACTGAATGTAAGTTTCATCTTCTGTTTCTCTTCCGTTAGGTGTTAGGCTTTCCATTTCTTTTGCATCATCTATATCAATTAAACCTAGGTTGAGCATTTTTTCTAATGCTTCTAAACGCTTCATTGTGTCAGCTCTTAAAAACGATTCCTCAATAGCAAACTTAACTACGTGGCCTCGTGGGGTTATATCATCCATTGATAGGCGATCTTCAATAGCACAGATAAACGGCTGTAATGAGTAAGCGACAAACTCTTTGCGACCATCGATAATGTTTTGATAGGTCATACTGTTATTCATATCGGCAGATATGTAATAAGCAGGCACGTTCATAGCTCTAGCAATTTGCGTCGCTAAGTATTGCTGACTGTCGTTGTACATCATATCTTTAGGAGAAAACCCTGTGGTTTCGTATGATAATGTGCTAGTTAAATATGCCGTGCTTCTATTTTGTCTGCTTTGCTTCCATTGTGCTAATAATCCTGATACTTGCTGCTCTGGTAAATCTGCTCCAGTGTTTTTAATGTAACCAGATGGCATCGGAGTTGCGGCTGCTACAGCTGCGGCCTTTTCAATATCTAAAGCTGATTGAATTGTGCGTGCTGCTGTTGTTAATACACCTTGTGTTAAGCCTTGGAATGTTATCAACGATCCAATGCCGCTCATTGGTGCTCTTACGCCATCTACAAAGTATTCTTCTATTTCTGTACCAAATTTATTTGTAGTAAATGTAACTCGATTGTTAGCGACCCACTCAAATCGTGATGGTCTTAAATCATCTGCATATAATTCTGTAACACGCCAATAAGCAACACCATAAAACAACAAACTATCGACAGTCCAGGATATTGTGACGGATCTAGGTTGCCGATAGTCTGGTTGGTCGATCCAGAGAGGGTTCCCCAACGCCTCACCATTAGACTTTTTGTAAAGTTTTAATGGCAAGTATGAAACTACACCAGCTATAAGATTTCTGCAACGGCTAACTGCTGGTACTTGCATAGCAAAGTTACGATCTAATCCACCAGGAAAATTACCGACACCAGTTGTGAATGAACCATAGCCATAAGCTGTGTCCATAATGGCAGGGGCGTATTGCGCTTGGACAGATTCCGTTTTTTTATTTATACCCAAAGCAGACAATAAACCCATATAGGTATTTTATACCATAAATCGGACTAATGGTGCAAGTTAGACAAAGATTTGTGCGGTTTGTTGTGGCTTAGTTAATTGACTTACGACCATAGCCAGTGATATAGCAGCTGTAACATCGCCAGCCGATTTTCTACGTATTATGCGCCAGCCAGCATCGTTAGTCTTAGCGGCACAGTTATTTAAGTGCTGTACTAGCTCTGCTTGCCCAGAATGGACTACTCGATTATTAGCCAGGCCATCGGCAAGGTCTGAGCACGCCTGGTAAAACGCCTGGCCTGACACATCGACCATACGCCATCCGCTTTGCTCTAATCTGGTAGCAATAGTTTGCGTGGCGTACTTGTCATAGCAGATCGTGTGTGGATGATACTTACGTGCCCACTCATTTATATCACTAGCCATTTTAATTTCATCTATGGCTATATCGCTATGCCACAGCTGTGCTAATCCGACTGCTATCTTTCCATCTTTGACTTGACCCATAACGAGCGCCCCAGATCGCCTTGTTGGTGCAATATCAAATGCCATAATCGTTTGTGGCCCGACAGGTATCTCTAAGCTGCTATCGCTGCACTGCTCGATTGATCCATATACCCAGGGGCTGACAGTGCTATCTACCCACATACAAAGCATCTCAGTCTTAGTAGCTTCTATGCTGTTAGTGCTTACGCTTTCTTCTAGTGTTTGCTCAGTGATTAAATGCCCTAATGCTGGATTAGCCATAGCCCAGGCTTTACGATCATTTATTTTAGAATGCTGCGGTGCGCTGTACTCATAAAATCCTAAATTCTCAGGTGGGTATGATAGGCAACGCTCTCTTAAATCATTTAACACAGTGCTAAAGCCATCACCTGCGTTACTGGTCATTAAAGTCATAGCGTTAGGTCTTGCACGTGTGACCGGCAGTGCAGCTGTAAACGATTCTTGTGTCCACTCTCTTAACTCATCGATGTAGAGAAAATCTGCGGTTTTACCACGTGGTGCATCTCTAGTAGCTGCTGCAATTTCATACCTAGCGCCATTGAGTAAGGTTATAGATTCTTGACCATTAGCCAGGCGTATCTGCCTTACTTGATCTTTTAAAAACTGATTGTCTTCGATTGTGTAAGCAACTTGCCTAAAGGTATCTAATGCCATATTGCGGTTAGATGACATACCCAAGACATTCTTAGAGCCCCATAAAAATAGATGGCTCAGGATCAACATACGTGCTAGGTGAGTCTTACCATTTTGACGTGCTACAAGCACTAGAGCAGTTTTTTTACGCCAGGTATCTGCATCATCTACAGTTAGTAGATCATTTAGTACCCAGCGTTGCCAGGGGATCAAAGGTAAACCTATTTTCTCAGCCAAGTCTGCAACCTCTTGCGACTTTGTGCGACCTTTAAGTAAAGGCGTGTGGATTCTAGGCTCAGTGCTGCCAATTAGC